TCCTTTGGATACTGGCCATAGCGAATCATGAAAGTCACATCGGTAGATCTTGATTTACCTACCTGAGTTGCCCACTTGCTGTCCAGAAACTCATAGGCGGCAGTGCGGTAATCAGCCTGCGACATAGACGCCAGCGCCTTCTTGAATTTCTTCAGGCGCGTGATTCCAAGATTGAAGCAGAGATTGATCATCGCGTCCTGACGGCAGCGATTTAGAGAAGAGTACCAGCTGAAATTATCTAGCAACTCGCGATCGCAGCGAGCGATGTCATTGTCCAGCATGTAGACAACTTCATCGTCGCTGAGACCAATGCTGTCAAGGTTCCTACCAACGCCTATCGTCAGGTTACCGCTGGTGTCTTCATATGGCATCGTGCGGTAGCCTTCATGCTTGATCAGAAGACGTTGTAGTTTATTCACTTGGATCTCTTGAAGATACCGACAGTGTTAAATAGAGTAACCACGCTAGAAACAATATCGTGAGCAACAGGCTGTAGCTTGTCAAACTCAGCATCGATGTCTTCAGCCTTCTCGATAGCCGCCTTGAGCAAGACATCAAATGCCTGCAGCTTCTCCTTGCCAGCGCCATCATCGGGGATGGTTTCCTCGATCAGCTTCACGATATCGACGACCAGGTTCCATAGCCGCTTCACCCAAGAAAGGTATTCAAACAAACTCATATATCACACTCCATAGTTAGTAAGATGGCTTCTACGCCGTAGATATTGGGAATTACGTCAACCCAATGCGGGTTTACCATAACAGGCTTTACACCTAAACTACAGCCCGACCTTCTCAGAAGTTGATAGTGTGAGCAGCCAGTTGACAAGAGCAAGCACACCAACAGCCACAGAATCCACTGTAGCCTCATCAATCGGTATCGCATATCCGAATGCCTCCGAAGCCTGTATCGCCGCCCAGATGGCTCCTGTGAGCGCCGTAGCGGTGATCTGGCGAGACTTCCACTTTGCCGGATCTGCGACAGACCTGCCTTTCTTCAATAGTGCCATCAAGGCTTTCATTTTAGCTATCATTCGACATCTTCCATCACGTTGGTGGCTATAGAGTGCTTAAATACCTCAAGAAGCCCGATCATTGATACCGGATCAATGCCAGCCTCAAGATACTGGTCAATCCACTCTGACAGCTCGTCATAAGCCTCAAGCCAGAGCTTCTCGTAGCTGTTGTCGGGAAAAGGAATGGTCTCGCCCATACGTCACCCCATAAACCTTGCCGCCGCCCCGATGGCAGCAGCCACACATAGCCATACTATCCTCTCAGCTGAACGAGAAGAAACTACATTTTCAGTCAGCTTATCCACCTTGTCCTCGATGTGACTGACCTTTTGCTCAATAGTGGTCTGCCGATTAAAAACGGTCACGAGGCGCTCTTCCACGCGGGCAAGAGATATGATCGCCTCTTGCAACTGGTCTATTTTCTTTTCTACGCGGGAGAGTCTATCTTCCATTTCATCACCTAAAAAATTTCAACGTCTGGCTTGTGTTCGCGCCTCGGGATCTCGTAAGTATAGGAAAGCATCTTGCCGCCTTCGCGCTTGAATACGATCATTTCCATCACGCTGGCAGAGGCGTAGCCCTGACTTGAATGCCACGCATCTGGCGGGGCCAGAGTACCAAACTTCCTTACCACTACCGAGTTATCACATTCAATCTCGTGGGAATGGTGGAAATGCCCGACCGCCCACATCCTGTGCGTAGTGTCAGACCACGCGTCAGGCATGTCTCTCGGCATGATGTTGGCCAGCTTTTCGGCCTTGATCTTGTCGCCGTGGTGTATACCTATCAGCCACTTTCCGAACTTCAGATAGTGAAAGTATGACCTGCTTCTCAGCACATTTACCCGTGGCTCTTTTGCGTAGTAATACTCCAGTATCATCTGTAACGCGATCGCTGCGTCTGGGTCATGGTTGCCTCTGGCGATCACCACTTCCACGCGCTTGAACTTTGTCAGCATCGAGTCTACAGAATGGCGAAGAGTCTCTGCCGCGACACGCATGAATTTCTCGTATCTGGTGTCAACGTCAAGCGGCGTGCCTTTCGCTGTTGTGGCATTTGAGTTGTTAGCGTGTACAAAGTCTCCTACGTTCACCAGTAACCCTGTATCGGCCTCTGGAGCTACTGACACTAAGTCATCAATGGCGGTACAGATTTCGCTCTTCGCAATTCGCGAATCGAATGATCTGCCTCTGGTTTCTGCCTCGTCTGCCCGCATACCAATATGGGCATCACCAATGAAAATCGCAGGCATAATATCTTCGGTCAGTTTCTTCTTAATCGCCTTCTTCGGTTTGGCTTGTTGAATCTGAGAGTTCAGACCTTCAATAAACTCAAAGAACGCCTTTCTCTGGTGTTCCTGCTCGGCCTTGGTTTTAATCCAGACCGTGTTACCTTCATCGTCCTTGGTGAGAGTAGACTTACCTATTACCACCTGACCAGCATCAACAAACCTTGTGGCGTTGAATGTTGATGTATACCCAGCTTTAGCGGCTTTCTTTTTTACCGCCGTCTTGACGTCGCGGACAGCCCTGTCACTTATGTCAAGATGCTTGGATGCCTCCACGCTGCTGCCCAGCTGAATCCACAGAGACAAGACTTGATGCTGCCTTTCAGTGCAATAATTCAGCAGCTCAACATCAGGAGGATTGCAGTTATCCAGATGATTGTAAGCCATCAGCGGTTGCGTTCAACCTTATCCTACATAGCAATCAAGCGAAGCTGGATCTGGATCTAGAACGTCTGGCTGCGGAAGTGTCGCAGGATCAACCCAATCTGGATTTTGCTGCCAAACAGATTCGCCCTCAGCAGGATTTTCTACATAATTATATTGACGCTCTGCCGGAGAATTTTCATCAGGAGCTGCTGGGAAATCTACGTTATCGAAAGTATCATCAGAAAATTTTGGATGTAATGAAATATCCCGCAGACTTTTCCTATATGTCGCCCAGGCTGATTTATTTTCAATAGGCATATCAGAAAGGATATGAGTCCAATCAGATGCCTCCAATTTCATGTCTCTAAGTGTTCTGATTGCATCAGGACTCATATTAAACACCTCTAAATTGTGGCTTTCCAAAATCACGACCGTCATAAACTATTGGCACTTTTTCTGGAGTCTTTGATGGATCAGTATTTGTATAAGATTCAGAATCTCCAGCATATAAAAAATTTGTTCCGTCAAAGTAAACTCGACGGATGGCAGTATTGAAACCTGACTGTTGTTGAAAACTAACTCCATCATCAGTGCTATATCTAATATAGGTACTATCAAAAGTAACAATCAAAAACCCATTACCAACACAAACATTAGATTTATCACTTGCCGAATTATTGATTGATCCTGTGGCACTCCAAGAGCCTGATACTGGATCTGTACTGCGAAGGCCATTCTGTCTGTTTTTGAATCCAGATATAAACGCAACACCATCATCAGGATTCCACATGAAATGACAAACGTTAGAATCACTTCCATCAAGCCCACTTTGAACTGCTGCTAGTGCCCATGTGGTGGTAGTTCCCGCAGATTTGACCGACATGTAAAAATTATTGTTTACATTCATATAGCCATAGCATAAGCCCGGATTTGTTGGATGATTTACATATTTTATCCACGATGATTTATATTGAGTACTTCCCGAGCTGGAAACATCCACTCGATTCCATGTGGAATTACCATTATCGACTCCAGGCCTCCAGTAATGGGCATAAGCTTGGTATGGGGAGCTTTGGTTTCCATTAACAAACCAAAGCCATCCAGTTTGATCATCTACAGCTAAAACGGAATCAATAGAAGTATTACTGTATGGATTAAATTGCCCGCCATTTATATTATTATTCAAGTTCTTGATATAAGTTAGCCAATTTATTCCATCGTATGACCTCACAATATCCCAATTACTGCTGGTGCCTTGACCTTCTCTGTTTGCAATTCCAAACCATGCGCCGTGATATTCACTATAAGAAATGCTATAAATTGGATAAACAACATGATCTGTAACACCCACGCCACCATAGGTTGATCTAAACCAATCACCAGTAAGCACACCCGACTGTGGTATTGCCATTGTCAGACCACCATCATGGAAAGATGTTTGTATCCATGACCACTTGGTAGTCGCTCCCAATCGTGCAATTGAAGCCCAAGACGAATTCGAACCATCTGTTGTTAAATACTTTCCGCTGTTACCTGTTTGCGCTGGTATAGCGTTATATCCAACATTGTCGAGAATGATTGATGTTGCAGACAGAGCATGACCAACAGGATAGCCGTTGCTTGTAGCCGTAAGCGCTCCGGTTGGTGCTAAATAGTAAAAATCGCCAGCAGTTAATCCAGATACACTAGCATTTAATCCGCTGACAATGGTGATGTCGCCAGATGCGCCGTCAGAGATATTGGAATCAGCAATACCAAAATATGCATCCCTGTTTGTATATGATGCTTGCGGAGTAAGAACGATACTGCTTCCGTCTGCATCATCTGCTAGATACGATACAACGAATGCTTCACCATCTGGATCATAATATTGAACCATGCGCCTATCGCTTGCTCCGGAAGATGCTATATCTGTTCCAGCGCCAAAACTCAAAGCATCATCCACCATAAGAACTGCATAGGCTGTATTGTTATTCGTTGAACTTACATAGCTGCTCGCAAGAACAAAGTAATTTGTAGAATCATAAGCTAATTGCGGCCACATACTATTGCTTACTGATGTCAGTTCTGGCGATGCTGTATCTAAAACTGTAAAAGTGCCTCCGCTTTCGCTCAATATTTTATAAACAGGAGTCTTTGTTGTTCCGCTTTCATCTACAAAAACATATAACCAACGACCGTATTCAGCGTTCCAAATTACATTTGTATATCGCAATGATATTCCGCTTGATATTTCTTGCGGAGTTCCAAAAGACGGAACTGTACCAGTGACAGTAACTTTACAAATAGCAGCATTGGTATTTTGCTCAAATGCTAGAGCAAAAGTATTGCCATCAGTTGTATTTTGTCCTAATGCACAATCATCATATGAACCAGATGCTGTTAATGTAACCTCGGTGTTTAATGTAAGAGTGGTCCCGCTACACGTAGCTGTAACAGCCCGCAAAGTTCCCCTGTCTGATTCGCAAATTAAAACTTCGGCGCCATTTGTTGTTGCTAATGCGCTGTTTGGTCGCGAAGATGTTCTGACGACTATCTCTGATCCATACGATAAAACAGTTCCAACAATCTCAGCAGCTCGTAATTTTAGCTGACCTGTACCGTTGTCGTAATATAGAAATACAAAAACATCTTGATTGGCGTTATAAACACAAACACTAGAAGTGCTTGAAAAACTCGCAGTCGTTGTTATAGTCCCAAAACTTAAAGTTCCAGATGAATTAGTTATAACTCTCGAATACAAATAAGCGTTAGAGTTATATCTGAAATTTATGACGCCTTTGTTTGCTGTTGTGTTATAAGCTGTCGAGAACCAACTGGACAAAGCGTTTACTGTTTCCCAATCAGCCTCAGAACCTATTGACTCAGCCTGATCAAGACCAGCAACCGGCGAGACAGTTCCATCTGAGTTAATAACAACAGGTTGGCCAGCAGTAATTGCGCCAGTTGCTGTTCGACTTATTTTGCCAGCAGATACTGCTGCCCAGCTGGTATTAGTTCCATCTGTTGTGAGAAACTTGCCAGAGTTACCTGTTTGAGTGGGATAAGTTGCTTTGCCATCAAGCTGCGTTTGAGCATCAGATGTCAGGCCATCAATGTAGTTAATCGTTGCCGCGCTATCGGCTATGTCTCGTGACTTGCTCATTATGGAGCCTCCGGCCAATCAGAATCTTGTAAGTATGGAAAGTTTGCGTGAGTAGTAATGTCACGCAGTGCTTGACGGTATGTAGCCCACTCTGTTGCCAATGCAACGCCAGTTTCGGCAGACTTGATAACCATCCAATCTGACTCAGCTAGTTTAGCATCACGCTGTGTTCTGACAGACGCAGCAGCCTCACTGTTCAGCCTGGCTTGGTAGTCATTCTCTTGGTCTGTCTTGGTGACTAGATTGCCGTCTTCATCAGTGTAGTCGCTGAACATATCAACCACTGTCCAAGCCTGTACCCAGTTGCCGTTAGCGTCCTGTGTAGCACCGTCTCTGACTGCCTGTGTGTAGCCTGTGACTTCTGGCTTAGGCGCTTCGAGTACAGGATCTATACCAAGAGCAGTGCAGACGTTAGCGTCCCACACTCGTGGCAGTGATGTGTTGCTGTGCATTCTTCTGACTTCGCCTTGAGTTTTTAGCTCGCCAGTTGATTGAATACGATATTCCATGATTCACCTATGCTATTGCTAAGAAGATGTAAGTGCCGCCACTGGCGTTAAGCGCAGCAGGAGCAGATGATGTTACTGTAAAGCCACTAGAGAGTGGGTCTATGTAGTCTGTGTTAGTGACTTCTGCTGCTGTGGAGTTTAAGAGAAGATAAGGATCGTTACCTGCAACAATACCTCTCTCGCTGTCCCACACATACCAATCGCCAGTAGAGTCTGTACGCTTGATAAGGATAAATCTAGCACCTGCGCTAAATCCACAGTCTACGTTTAAGGTAGCTGCTGTGCCTGTGTAGCTGCCTACTTTGCTTACTCCTGCTAGTGTGGCGAAGAGGTAGGCTATGTAAGTACCCGCACTTGCGTTTACACTGCCATCTGTTTCAATAGAAAAAACACTTGATGTAGGAGCAGTGTTGTTCCATAGCGAAAATGTTGCAGCCGCAGTGGGAGCTGGCATTGTTAAGTACTGGTCTATAGGTATCGACTTACTGTAAATAGCCCAAGCCCGTGCTGTGTCTCTCTTTTTAATAATAATTAATTCAGGCGCTACACCTAAATTATGCGCTTCCGTATGAGCAGATCCAGTCCCAGTATAAGCCACCACATCAAAAAATCCTGTGGCGCGTTTGAATGCGTAATCTACGTACGATCTTCCAGAAATATTCCAAGGAATTGTGTACGATTCATTGCTATCAAAACCGTATGTAGAAGAACCTTCGGTTTCCGTATTATTAGTTTTTAAAAACTTACTACCTGTTAGTCTTGAAGCAAGTCTTCGATCTTCGCCGTTACCTCTGTCTGCGCTTAAACCGGCATCGACAACGAAGTTTGTAGTCAAGGTTTTTGAACCGCCTGTTCCGGTGTAGGCATCAACCGCAAAAACCTCAGTCCCAGACTCAGGAGTTTTCATTGGGCGGCGTATGGCTATGTAGATAAAACCGTTTACGCTAGAACCTGTGAACCCAGTTGCGGTTGCAACAAAACCTGTTGCAGTAGGGCGAACAATATAGTCTGATGCCTGACCTTCTGCGCCAGATGTATTTGGGAATAATTGGGCAACAGTGCCAGAAACAGGCATCCCGCGCATATTGTCAAACATGGCCCAATTGGAGGAAGCCTCAACGCTTTTAATGATGACAAACTGCGGTTCATACCCGAGGTTGACCGTAGCGTTTCCTACGCCATCAATATCAAACGACCCACACGAAATCACATTCTCCGTGCCATCGTCTCCAAAGCCTCCTGCGTCATGGGCGAAGAGGTAGGCGACGTAGGTTGTGCCATTACCGTACATCAAGTTGTTGTTTACGGTAACGCTTGTGCTGTTAACTGAAAACGTATTTGCAGACGTCCCTGCTGCCGATGTTTGATCCAACACCAAGTATTGATCGTTTCCCAAAGACCTGTGGTAGCAAGGAAACCACGGATAACTTGCACTAGTTGCCTTCAACAAAACCATTCCCGGCGCACTACCAAGGTTGTGATTGAATGTTGTAAATGTCCCGCTACTACCTGTTTGTGTGAACGTCACCACATCAAAGAACTTCTCAGCCTTGCGGAATGTCCATGAGGCGTAGGTGCTTCCACTGGCATTTACTCTTGACCAATTTGTGTTTCCAATAGAAAACCCATCGGTGTTGGCAGAGGCTATTCCAAAAG